GCCCTGACTGTCACGTCAGAGCACTCACCTCGGGCATTAAGCCCCTTTCAATTCGTTACTTTGGAGTTACCTGTTATGACTATAACTAGTCCCAAGTCTATATCCTCTCGAACGGTTATTGGCCAGCAACTTGTTGATGGCTCGCAACCTATCTTGAGCGATGGAACAGCTGTCCTTAAGTGGACGAATACTGTTGATCGCGGGCCTAATAAGCCCGGGTGGAGACTGTTGATTGCTCGAGGGCTAAATGCCACGACCAATCTTACTGGGACTGAAACCAAAGCCACCGTGACAGGTGGCAGGCTTTTGGAATATCGAAAGTTTATACCTTCGAATCCCTCAGCCACGGTGTTATATTTCTTAGAAGGAGGCTTTAGCCTTTCTCTAAGTGTAACAAGTAATAACCCTTCATCGATCGACGATACGAAAGCCAATAACGCAGCACTCCGTAAGTTTGTCAGCAAGCTCGATTCTGTTAACACCGCGTTTCAAGGCGGTGTCTTTCTTGGCGAGCTTGCCGAAACTCTTCACGGCATCAAGCATCCTGCTCAAGGGCTTCGCAAACTTATAGACCGCTACTATTATAGCGCAATTAAATTGCGCGGTAGCCGTCTTAGAGGTGTTCGCTTTCTTAATCAAAAGAAGCGTTCTCTCCGAGAGTTTGGGAATAACCTAAGCGAGATGTGGCTAGAACACGCGTTTCACTGGAAGCCTTTAATGAATGATATCGATGCAGGAGCTCGTGCTCTTGCTGAAATCGGTACCAGACAGTGCATCGTCAGTCGGCACATTAGTGCTGTTGGCGAGGCTTCGGCTAACGGTGAAGATACAGCTGCCCAACATGTAAATGGTGGGCTCCGCTGGATCGATCACGCGGTCACGTTCGACCACTCTATAGTGGTTTATCGTGGGGCCGTTCGGGTAAATGCAAGAGATAACGCGCTTATGGCACCTCGTCTGCTGGGTTTTAACCCTGCATCCTTTGTGCCAACAGCATGGGAGCTCTTACCTTACTCGTTCTTGATAGACTATTTCACCAATGTTGGTGATATACTCAGCGGCTGGTCGCACTCTATATCCGAATGTAGCTGGGCCAATAGGACCAGCATCAAAGAATATATTGTGCGTCGATCAGTGACTAGTAAAGCTGGACTTTGGTCCGGCGATGCTAATCACAAATCTTTCAGCTTGAGTCCTGCGAAAGTGGAAATTGCCAAGCGTACCGTCTCGCGCTCATCGTATTTGGGGAGTTTGACTCCTCGCTTTGAGTTCGAGATTCCCGGTCTCGGGAGCAAGAAATGGCTAAATATAGCTGCTCTTGTGGTAGGCAGAAGCAATGACCGTTCCTTTAAATATGGCGATTAACTATCCCAAACGGAGCTTAACATGTATAACGCACATAGCGTGTATGTTGTTTTCAGTGATCTCACAGATCCTTCCCTTTTCACTGGTGGAGCTATTGAGCGTTATGAACTCATTAGCTACGTTGTCCATCGAAAGATGCACAACAGATACCTTGTGACGAGGATGGAACAAACGGTTCATCGTATCATTGAGGCAGCGCGCATTCAAATCCACAAACCGATGGTCTCACGACAAGAGTCGTGGGATCTTCGTGAATTTGAGGAAATTTTGCTTGCGTTTTGCTTCTACTGTCACGGTGAATTCGCGCAACTTTTTGAAACCCTTGAAGGGCTTCCTTACGTTGCGTTGTTTTCCTGGGAGATTTCTGATGTCCCGAAAGGGAGAGGAGACCTCACATGACGTGGGCCCCCGCTTCTCCGGTTACCGGTGCCCCTGAAACCGGACTGACATCCCCCACCTATACGTTGGCCACAGATGTGGCTCCAGACGTAAACGGTGTGGCCCGAGCCGTCACAACGCTCGGAGGCACCCAAACGGGTGTCGAAGTTAGTTCCCCCTCGAACCCGTTCACCTTGCTTGCAACGCGTCCGAAGGTTCTTCGGACCCTTCCCGCGTTGCTTGCGAACGGGCAACTTCCGACTGTTCCCAAAAACACTTGGACTGTCAGCATCCGTAAGGGTGTTGATGTCCTCGCTGGCCAGCCGAAGCAGGTTATGCTTGCTAAGCTGGAAATCGCTGTACCGGCAGGTGCCGATATTGCGGATCCAGAAAGTGTTCGGGCGGGACTTAGTCTTCTCATTGGTTCCCTTTGGGAACAGAGCAATGAGTTGGGCGACGCGATTATCACTGGTGTCATCTAAGATACCTTTGACTTTCACGTTAGCGTACACTTGCATTTTTGCTTGTGTATTAGCCCTTTGGGCGTATCCTAAATGGTTACGCCGGTTTTCCAAGCAAAGGAAAACTCCTGTGGTTCCTCGACCTCGTAAGAGACCTCGAAATCCATAGGCTAGACTTAGTACCCAATCGGTTGTTGATCTTGGAGGAAGTGACTTATGGCAATGTCAGAGTCGTTCTTTGAGGCCTTGCTTCTAGACTTGAAGGATGAACTACCCCCTGGGTGGAGACCCGGGGATGATTGGTCCATCGATTGTACGCCTAGGCAAGTTGCTGCATGCGCTCTTAGTAAATCCATCTTTAAGAAGTTTTCTACTTCAAACAAGACGGATCCAAAAGGTGATGCAGTGGCTGCCGAAAAGTTTCGCCGTTCAAATGATCGGTGTAAAGCTTGGCAGTATCGTCCTAATACGAGTCTGGACGAAGAGATGATGGGTGAGTTTAAAAACTTGCTCTACCGTTTCTTCTATCCGGAAGGCTATAACCTTGTCTTTTCTATCAACGATCTTTTTGATCGTGGACGGGCAGGACCTGGTGCTAGCATCGGAGCTGTTGGAGATGACTTCTATTCGAAGCACTTCTCCTCAACCCTGACGTATTCTTCTCGTCTAGCTGAAGCGGCTTACTCAGTCGCTATCTCGAACGATCAGCTATCCACGTGGGAGGGCGCAGAATCCAAACGCGCCGTACTATGTGGAGATGCGGAGTTCGTGCAAGGTAGTAGGTTCTCCTTCGTCCCGAAAGACGATACGTCGTCTAGATTGATTGCCATTGAACCCTCGCTGAATATGTTTTATCAGCTTGGGCTCGGCCGACTGTTGGAGGAAAGGCTCGTGTCCTTCTTTGGACTCGATATTACTTCCCAACCGCAGATCAATCAAGAGGCGGCCCGTTTCGGAAGCGTGACTGATAATCTAGCTACGCTAGATCTAAGCAATGCTTCTGACTCATTGGGTTTACCCATGCTCTCCTGGGCGCTTCCAAAGCATATTTTTGCTTTGCTTAGCGCTCTCCGATCCCCTATCGGAGAACTTGAGGGCGAGCCGTTGGAGCTGCACATGGTTAGTACAATGGGGAACGGTTTTACGTTCCCCCTCGAAACCCTTGTGTTCTCCTGTATCGTTGTCTCCGCGATAAAGTCATTTAGGTTAAAACCTATTCGACCCTACCGCGCCCTCCCTCCCGAGTTCCTATCAGACGAAAGTCTGGCAGGTTACTGGGGGGTCTTTGGAGATGACATAATTTGTCATAAACGTGTCGCCCTTCGGGTTACACGTCTCCTAGACCTCCTTGGGTTCGAGGTTAATAGAGACAAGTCCTTCGTTGAAGGGCCCTTTCGCGAGTCATGTGGTCGTGACTTTTTTAAAGGTCACGACGTTCGAGGAGTTTACATAAAACGACTCGATAACACGGAAGCTCGCTATGCTGCCATCAACGCGCTGAACGTCTGGTCAGGTAAGACAAAAATCTTTTTGCCGAACCTGGTTGGACGGCTCTTGAGGACCGTTAGGTGGTTACCCATACCACCTGCCGAGAATCATGATGCTGGTATACGTGTTCCTTTCGATATGCTCAAAATCCATACTCGGGACGGGAATCGTTCTCTCATTTATGAGAGGCGAATTTCCGCTCCGAAGAGGATGAGAGTTCTCGACGGGGAGATACGTGTCCCTAAACGGCTGAAGCGACGCATCTATAATCCGGAAGGATTATTGCTTGCGTTCCTTCATGGCAGCGTTAAGCAGGGTCTGATTACGCTTAGGCAAAGCGAAATCAGATACCGCACGAAGAGGGGTATAACTCCCTTTTGGGATTATATCCCGCCTATGAGTGATATTGCATCACTCTGTGGGTGGCGGCGATGGGAGATCGCCGCGGAGGTTAACATGAGTTAACCTTTTGGCTCCAGGAATGGAGTGAGGTGAATTGACACCTCAGTGGGAC